TTAAAGTAAATTCCACCCAGCTATAACATCCGACATTTCAGCCTCTCTCCCATTCTCAACCTTGCTCATCCCGGCCACGATCCGGATCATCTGCTCACGATCGTTGATGTTGATAGGATCATCAGCCGGGATACCGGCGTAATCGGATACGGCCTTAACGTAAGCGTCCGTATCATTCTCGTTTTCCGGCGCCCAGCGACCTATCATTTTGCGGATCGTATCCAGTCCGTAGTTCTTGTGATAATTAGATAGGATACGGAATACCGACCTGTATCCATAGGCCATCGTCTCGAACTGCTTAAACGACTTGTCCTTGCTAGGTCGTATCTCGCCTTGAAAGAGATCACTATTGATCCGAATGTTTCCGGGGTTGCAGTTTCGCAACCCTCTAGGTAATTTTTTCTCTGCCATTGTTATTTGATTTTATTCGTATATTTGTGACGCTTTGTTAACCTTGCTATCCTCCCTTGCGAAAGACAGGAAGCTAAAATTTATCCGGCTCCCCTATCCTTTTGGATCTGGGGAGCCTTTTTTATTCTTTGTCTTGTTATACTCATCCAAGAAATTGACCTTGCTGATAAACTTAACGGCGGCAACCCAATACAAGAAGGCTATCACCTTGTTATCCGGGAATACCTTGCCCATGTTCTTTAAGACATTGGTCCCGTAAAACCATATCATCGCCCACGTGATCCAAGACACGAAAGCCTTGGCGTTATCCTCCGATATATCCATCATCACGCCTATCCAAAACGAAATGATAATTATCAGGAAATAGACTAACATGTACACCCAGCTACGGATGAACTTGCTCTTCCGGAAATCCCCGTGATCCGCAGCCAACCCCCAGAACGTATCGATGAAGGCCAGCGACAGGATCACCACCAAGAAATTCTCGATCGGCGACACGAAGTCCATCGCCGTGACAACGGCGGCTATGGCGATGGATTTTAACCATTTGGATATATCTGATATGTAGAATAAATAATACATAAATAGTTGTTTTTATATCACCGTTAAAACTTATTTACCAAATAAATAATAACATATTTATTTGGAATTCATACTAAAACAAATATTTAACAATGAAAATCATATAACAACTTATTTTTATCTACATAAAACTTTGCCTCAGTATAAGAATCGAACTCTTGGTACGTAATGCCAACCCCCCGGGTAAACCTCAGCACTGTCGCCTTGTTCAGTTAATGGAAGAATCATCCTATTCCCAATATGCAAAACCTTGAATCTTTTTAATAACTTATTCATATTATCTGTTTATTAATACTGTATAACCCTTATTTTGAAGATTTAACACAGCTTCATCCGAAGCGGAGGTTCTTTCACCTGTAGCAGAAATTAACTTTTTTGAAACTTTATCTGGCACAACACAAGCCGATTGATCAATAAGCATCTGATCAATGTTCGAGATTCTTGGAGATCCATTTATCGATATAATTTTAGCAGAAGAAGATCTTCTCGACCACGTAAAACTACACGAACTATTAAATACATCTAAATATGAAAGATTGTCTGGAACTTTAGCTAAGTCTCCTACAAACGAACCATCATCTAAAACAGCTGAAGTAAGATTTAACATCTTTGAAAATGAAGAAACATCCCCAGTTATGTGACTTAAAGATATCTCTATGAGACTTATGCAATCAATCAAAGAGCTCAGATTCCCTGAGATATTTGTACCATATAAAAAAAGATTTGTCAACTTATCGAAAGCTCCTAAATTAGACAGATCTCCACTTACTTTGGTATTATTAAGTGATATACTTAAAAGACCTTTAAGATCTTTAATAGCAGAAAGATTTCCACTTACTTTGACATTATTAGATAGAGAAAGATATTTTAAATTAATCATTCTATTAAAAGAGATAATATCGCCATACAACTCACAATTACTACCATAAAATAAAGCAAGATTATTCCATTTCAAAACACTACTTATATCCCCATAAATTTTTGTATTATTAATATTTACATTGATTATATTTGTTAAATTTGATAAATTGGATATATCCCCATAAATGGACGTACTTTGGAAATATATAGATTTTATATTATGAGATTTTTCTAACGCAATTATATCACCATACACATTAGTATTATTTGCATAAATATTCTCTATATACGGAAGATCACTAAACGATTTAATATCTCCTTTTAACTGAGAATTATTCATAGATATTTCTAAAAGATCTTTAGAATAATTCAATTCATCAACAGACATTTCTTTATTATTATTATAAGCCGTAAACTCTGTAGGAGTAAAAAACAATTTACATAACGAGTATTTTTTTATCAGCCCTATTTCTACGTCATTATTGCTTACATAAACTGATGTAGTCTCCCAAGCTTTCACAGATATCTCCTTCCCTTTGTTTTCTGTTAGTGTAGCATCTGTAAAATAGCCATCTCCAACAATATACAATGTTGCATTTTCTGTAAGATAAACAGAAAAACCTTGGGTAGATCCTGTCGGACTATCAACTTTATGAATTTTAAATCGCATTTCACCGATTTTTCTTAGGGAAGCATCTTTTACTTCTCCTTTTAATCTTGTTACTAAACACACATTCATGATTTTATGTTTTAATATTATTTATATTTATATATTTTATCCATATTAGATAAATTCTTATCTATCCATTTTTCTACCCTATAAATATTATCACAAAATTTAAATATCTTTATAGGGGAGTATGTACTTATTGTATGTGGATTATTCGTCGGTAATGCGATCGTATTTTTTATACATTTAAATTTAAAATACCCCATAATTTCGTTTAATCCAAAGAACACGGTTTCTCCAACAGCGTATGAAACCGTAGCATCAAACGTTTCTTCATGTCCTATTTCAAAATTGCCATTATCATCCTTTACAATCTCCCAATAATCTATTCTAACCTCACTATTACTTATACAAGGAGTTTCTGGCCATTTACTATATTCTTTCTCAAAAAAACTAGTTCCAATACGCATGGTCCAATCTTTTAGCAATCCGAAAATATTTTTACTAGTTGCGATTCCAGCATCAGCTAGATTTGCGTATCTAGTATTTAATTCATCTGAATAATACTTTACTACATAACCATTTGGTAAATACAATGATGAGCTAATATGATTTGTAAGTACGTCTCTTATTAAAGTTCCTGAAAAATGAGCTCCAAAAGCCATGTCGCAATCGTACAAACCAACAAACCACTTAATACCATCGTACGTAAACCATTGCCAATTACTACTAAATCCATCTTCATTTCTGATCAAATCGGAAACGATCATGTAATCTATTATATTATCTTTGTCAAAATATACTTCATATACGGATTTAAATGTATTTAAATCATCTTCAGTCTTACCTGACTGCTCATATTTTTCCATAGCTGTTTTTATAACACCAATAGAATCAGAAAAATTATATATATAATTCTTAACTTCGGCGGTAATTCTAAGACGTTGTTCTATCTTACTAGTAATTATAGATCCGTCTGGAAGACTTCCTGTTTCAATCCAAGCATTAATTTCATCATACCCAGCTATTTCTTCTTGTTTTACATCTGCATCATACTCTTTACCTTGAAGCGTATATAGATTTTTGGGATTACGAACCTCAAATTTTTCCCATTTTATATTATTTCTTCCTCCAAAAAGTGTTTTCTCATTCAACAATCCATCTAGATGTACATTTTTAGCGTTATTTTTATCTAAATGATAGTTCTCTCTGCTTTTCTTTAATTGCCATGAGAAAATACCATAGAACGTCCCATTAAGATAACAAGCCACCGGGAACCCATCAGGAAAACATCTAGCTCCAGTATCCGTTTGTAACGAATAATCGTCAACAATAGGATTTCCTAAACTGGTCGCAGTAGCTTTTATCTTGCTCATATCAATAAGGGCTTTTTTCCATGGTCGATCCGAGGTATTCCCACGACTTTTAACTATTTGATCATACAATTTATAACAAACCGGACAAACACCACGAAAAAAATCAGTGTAATAAGCCTTCATATGAAAGCTATCCTGTGGGACCCATGTTCCAAACCTTATGTTTGGAGTATCATCACCTATCCATTCATCATCACAGAAATCAAATGATGCATTTTTTTTAATGAACTGCATACTGCTGTTACCTTGGGCGTTTGCTACAACTCGTTTTTTAAAATAATTACCTTGCATGTCCCAAAATTCTAACCACGCATTTAAGTCTTGACCCTTTTGTGTTGGCATGGAATCAATACCTGTAATATTTATTATAGCAAAACGAGGCTCTGGTATTTGAATAAAAGAACTATCACTCCAATCTATAGGGGTTTTTACATCAAATCCAATATCCAACAAATATTTTTTTATATCGTTTACACTATTCCCCTCTAATTCGATATTACTAACAGACAATGTTTCTACTTCTAATCCACGCTCATGCTTAACACCATCCTTATCCCTATATGATAAAATTTTACCATCATTGTCTAATGTAATCTCTAATCTATTTTCAAAATCTTCTTTTTTATCTATTTCTTCTAATATGGTTTCTGATTTTAAATTATACAAATAGTGGCTTCCGTCTGGAAAAGTAGCTCCTAATATTTTATATTTATCGTCTAGCTCCACTTGGAGAAACTCTCGAATATCGTAATCCCATTGTACCGGATATGATTTATTAGTATCATCAATCATGCTAATAATTTTATCTATATCTTTGATTAAGTCACGATTCAATATTATGGGATGACCATCATCACTTTTAATTCCAAACAATAATTTACCATTTGAATCTATAATGGAATAGATGTATTCTTTTTGTTGCTCTTGAGTAGTTCCAGACATTTCAATCAAGCTCGTCTCCCTTGCGTCCGTGCCAATCCACGCCCCCGCCTCATGATCAGCCGTGAACTCGTACAAGAGACCGCCGTAATTAACGATCTCGCCTTTTACGTAGGGCTTGGTATCGGAGAAGACAGGGTACGTGTCTAGGCCGACGATGGATGAAACAGCCTTTTGGCTCATGACCTCCGTCTCGCTATTCCCGATCGTCTGAACCACCCCGGCGGCTATGCTTTGGAAAACCCCGTTATCTACCCATCCTGAATCGTTATACACGTACATCCGGTATATAGGATTCTTATGTTCCGTGTCCTCAGCCGCGTACGTAGGGCCTACCATGTAGATATCACCCTGTTTCACGCCCGTAGAGGGCAGGGCTGACGATGTAGCGACATACCCTTTTATATACAGGTCTTGCGTGAACGGCTTTGACAGGTCAGACCATGTTTTCTGATCCCGTGATATCTGGATCTTATTGTCTTGATAGCGGAACCAAGCGGCGATATACTCAGAGATCTCATTCCATACCTCTCCATCATACGAGTATCGCAGCTTGTTATTAACCGTGCGAAGCATGGGAGTAAGCCCGTTGTCCCCTTTAGGCCCCTGTGCCTTGAAGCCGGTATCAACGCCATCTTGAAACCAATTTCCGTTAGAGCCTATGGTTATGTTACCCCCGACCGGCAGGGCGTCCGTTATCCTAGTCCAAGAGGAGTCAAGACGGAAGAAATCATCGGCGATACAAAGATCATATGTGAGCTTCTCGGTTATCGTCTCCTCCTCAAGGTTCTTGTAAGTGATTATGATACCCTTCCTTCTCATCCAGAAAGGCAATTGTATACGGGTATCCCCCGCCGATCCCATCCAAGGCAAATACACGTTGTTGCATTTCCACAATATGGAATCAAGCCTCTCTTTCGTCCTAGCGTCATATACGGCCTGAATGTATGTCAACGGATAGATAGGAAAACGCTCGTTCTTATCCTTGGCCAGCTTGTCTAGCAGCTGTACGCTATCCCTCTCGTAACCCTCGCAAATATCTTTTCGCTCTTCCATGATGTATCGTGCTTTAGTTCGTTATACGTAAAATATGTTGTAGCCGGCGTTAAGTCTCAAGATCAAATCAAGGTCGTTAGCCTTTGACCAATCCTCGCCTTCCTTCTTGTAAAGGGCCAGCTTGAATACGCTCGTATTATCCAACTGATCTAATTTGTAGATGTTCCCGGCCAGATAGAAAGGCTTACCTACCCTTATGCGCTGATCGCCGTTCTCCGTAAGATCGATGTTCTTACGGCCTTTGTACAATGTCCTTACCTTCGGCTTGTAAACAGAGAATACAAGCTTGAATATCTTTCTGATGATTTTGTATATGAATTGTCTCATGATTATAATGTTTTAATGGTTATACGGTAGCTCCGGTGGCATCGACCCAGTTAGTTCCGTTCCACCATTTCGGTTTATTCAATGTTGTGTCATATAAGCATTGACCTTTAGCGTACGTTCCTGAAATTTCCGATTTTATAAAATCTTTTAATATACATCCGTTTGGCAATATTTTTGTATTATCAAGTACTATTTTACCTCCATGCAAAGTTCCACCATCAAATTTCAAGGTAATATTATTTGGTAAATTTAGCGTGTAATCATCTTCTAAAACAATATTATTTTTTATAACATATGTCACATTATTTTCTGTAATAAAATTCATAAATGCATACTTACTAGGTATTGGAATATTATTTGAAAAAACACTTCCATCAATATTCATAAACATGTCTCCAACCCAGAAAACAGTTGATGCAAGATCAATAATATAAAAACTTATTCCTAAGTCATTTTTAGATAATTTAGATTTTAAACCTTCCAAATCCCCATAATATATTTTCCTGTTAATGTGAGAATATCCATCATAATCCACAAGTTTTTTTTGAAAAGAATCCCATATCGCTAAAGTTTTATAATTTACATCATAAAACATCTTACCCCCAAAGTTGTTAGGTAACACAAAATCAGAGCTAGACTCCCCTTCAATATTTTTAAACATTTCATTTTTAGGAAATTTTACATTAGAAGGAATTTTATCGATGTTGATTATTTCACATTTCAACGTAGAAACCTTTGAACAGACATTACCACTAATTGCAGGTCCAGAACCAGAGCTTTCTCCTCTTTTTATTATACTATACTTTATATTTGAACTTAAAAATATATCATTAGTTATTACTCCGTCTATTCTATCGCCTTCAATATCTCCTCCATTTGCCAAATAAATTACAATTTTATCATTTTCAATATTTGGATACGATAACACAGATATCTTATTATACATACGGGAATAAGAGGTAGTATCGCTTCTGTTATATATTTTTGTATCCACCAGACTGGATCTTGTATTTCCTAGAAGATATTTAGTTTCATTAATATAATAGAATCCATCAATCATAGTACTTATAACCTTAAAATCGACTTTTCCATATAAAGGCGTGTCAAAAGTAAATTTTATAGCTTGAGCTTTATCTATTCCCAACTCGAATAAGGTTTCATACTTAGTATCTTCAGGATATGTACAGTTTATAAATTTATTATCGTATTCTTTTGCTTTTGCTATAAGGTATGGGTATAATTCTCCAAACTGACAATTCTCATAAACTACATTTTTCGAGTAAACCCAAGAACCTATTCCGTTATCATGAGAACTAAGTTGTGGTATATAACAATTATTAAACTTCAACCAATATGTTCTATTAATTCTTAATGGTGCAGTAAACATACAATTATTTATTACGACCCCATATTCTGTAGAATCTTCATTGGTGCAGTCAAAAGAAGACACATCATATTTATTTCTATAAAAAGTACAGTTGGACATAACTGTGTTTTTATTAACAGCATTTTTGTTTATGCTTATATAATCACTTTCAAAGTCTATACCACATCTTGGAGCAGTTCCCCTTATTTCATCCGAACCATTTCCTTCAAAATAACAATTAACCAACTTTACATTGTGCCCCGCAGTCCAAATACCATTTCTTCTATTGTATAGTATTTTTACATTATCGATTTCCACATTTTTACAAGGAGGTCCAATAATACCTTCCGTACTAGATATATATTTCACTATTTTAGGTACAATAGCGATTCCATCACCAAAACTCTCTCCTATCGTTAAATCTCTTAATATTATATTATTGCAAGATGCAAACATAAGTACTTCTCCATATTCTCCATAATATGTAGAATTATCCACAAAAGGAACAGAATAAGAATGGGATCTAGCTTCTCCCAAAATACTCCCAGAACCTGTTATTGTTATATTCTCCTTATCCTCTATATAGAATAACATATACGCACCTTGATTGGTCGATAACATTTGTATCCTGTTATTCATTATCCAGTGAGTATTTGAAGTAAACACATCAAATACTCTTAAGAAAGAATATTCTTTCGTGTATAATTTAGCATAATTAGGTCTTATATGTGTACCTAAATTAGCATTTCCGTTATATTGTAATGAAATTCTATAAGTCCTATTCTCGTCAAAATGTATAACATTATAAAAAGAATCATCAGACAAAGCAAATATTTGTTTAATCAGATTATTACTAACATACTCACTACTATCATTAAAGTAAAACCATCCATCATAAATATTTTTCACTTTCCAATTTCCTTGTATTTCTATTTGATCTCCAAATATCATACAATCTTTCTTACTTGATATTTTTGTTTTATTTCCACATACACATCCATTCCTCAAACTCCCCCCTTGGAAATCCAGCACGCAATTCTCCGGCACCTCGATCGTCTGCCCGGCTAGGCAGTAGTCGTACTGGATGATGTAGATGGTGTTCGGTTTTCTCATCATGTGCTGCGTGAGCGTGTTCACGCCATTCACATAATGTTTCCGGAGGTACACACGTCCCATTCCGGAGTAATCCTTAGGTGCGTATTCCTTATCTTTCAGTTTCAAGGTCTGGTTTTCCGAAACGGTTATATCCTCCTCGTCCGGAAGATTGGTAATGCTCTTGTTACCTATCAATTGCTTCGTAGCCTCGGAAAGATCGTCCGGATCGACGGAACCGGGCTTCAAGTCCGCTACCTGCTGGTTGGTGATGTCGATTATCTCGTTCCTCAATCCCCTCCGGGTGATATACGTATCACGGATAACGTTACCCTCATGGTCTCTCCAAGCACGGTCTACCGTGATCTCCGGGGTAAGGTCGATGTCCGGCTTGAAACCGGCGGGACGGGCTGATAAAAACGACTCCTTAGGTATGTAATCAAGACGCTTCTCCACCTTATCTAAATCAGAGTTTACCTCCTCGAAATTTTCGGAGGTCTCCTTCTTGAAAGCATCTATATCCTTATTTATATCATCGATAGAATCATGTACCCCATCAAGATCATTCTCCATGCCGATAATCGCTGATTTTATTGTCTTTATATCGACATTTATACGTGATATGGCATCATCTATAACGTCTATCCTCTCCGAGTTCGGGATATCCATTGAATCCTTAATCCATATAGATGATCTTCTGGGTTTACGTAAGATAGCAACCTCATTCAATAATTTCAGATCGCTTCCAAAATGAGTATAAACCCCATTCTTGGCCGCTATATAAAAGATATTGTCAAGCCCAGAAACAGGAGTGGTGTCTGGTAACGCATAACCAGCGAAGACATACCCCCTTCTCTCGAAAAGGCCGATAAAATCCTCTACCATCTGGACTAAATTATCCTCCTTATCCTTTAGTATCCCCCAGCTTTGACGATTCACGTTCCAAAAATGCTGGACACCCAAGATATAAATATAATCCCCGTCCACGCCTCCGTTAGGATACCTACGCATAGCGTCATACACGTTATCGAACTCGCCCAGATTATGAGGATCTGTAGCCAAAGGCATCACGTTGTTATCTTTCTCGCTCATGACTCCACGAATGATTTTCCAATATTAAAAAAAGTCTCGGCCATTTGGGGTTCCCTTCTGGAAACCATAACCAATCCAGCCGTATAATTTATAATGGCCTCCCGAAGAAGGGAATTGAACTCTAACTCTTCGTTGTTATCCCCCGTATATGAAGGAACGGGAAGATAAAGCGCCCTATCTATCTGGTGATCCCTACGGTTATATTTCCCGTTATTCTCAAACCCCACGGTATAATACCGAAGGATCTTACTACCGGACAAATCCCTTGATAGCACGCAGACAGGACGAATCGGCGTGCCACGGGTATATACGTTATATTGCATCCTAGCCTCCTCCGTATCATCCCCTATAGCGTCAAATACCGGATTACGCCATGATCGCATCTTGAACAAGGTCAGCCTAAGGAAATCTGGTGGAAGCACCACGTATCCGGAGCCATCGGTATCGCAATATTGGGCGGCCTCAGGGATTACCAACGGAACGCTATCTAACATCTGTACCGGAGCTATCCTCTCCACGGATCGTACAGCGTCAAGCAGCTTCTCCCTTATAATCTCATTAAGCTCCATATTGTTATCCTCCGAGACTATATACTCTTGCTCAATCCTGTTCTCATCCAAGGTAATCCGCACGGATGTCACCAAATCCTTGACATTATACCTCATATCATCCCATATTAGGAAATACCACCCCGTTTTTCCGGGCTTCCCTCTGAATGCTTTCCGGGGATATAAGCCCGCTTATATCCGAACCGAAAGTTTTCTCTAAATAATCAATAGCCTCTTGAAAAGACCTTATCTCCCCGACCGAGGTCAAATCCTTAGCCCTAGACTCTTTATCAGGAACGGGATCAGATTCTATCTTTATAAAACGACTCCCAAAACAATCCATTGACTCCAATGCCTTGGACTCCTCCTTATCCTTAGGGATGTAATAACTACCGTTTCTTGTCATCGGGATAAAACGTATCCTTCTATACCCATTACCCACCTTAAGGTTAAATGACAAAACACTATCTGAGAAATATTTCATGACATAACGTTTAAAGCGGGGAGGTTAATCCCCCCCTATTTTATAAAGAACCAAGCTTAACACGGATATGGGCGTTCGGATATACCAGATAACAGCAGCTGGCCTCATTCAAGACCACGGCGCTGGTCTTACGTTTAGCCAGCTTCTCCATGTCGTATGTCTTTCTGCCAAACATCTCGAAAGTCTTTTTGCGTAAATACTCAGGATCTATAACAAAAGCCTCGTCCGATTTCATGTTCATATCAAGCAACTCATGATGCATGGCCAACAACTTGCCAAAGTTGCTATCGAAAGAGGTGAACTTAAGCCCCCACTTCTCGAACTCCTTAACCACCTTGAAACGCTCGCTCTTCATCTTGGCCAATGCAGCCAAGAAATTGGATCCGCAAAAAGCGATCTTCGTCTTGTTGCCTGCGTCATTGCCAGTGAATATCTCCTTCAAGAAATCAACCATCTCATCATCCGTGATCACGACCTCATTGGTAGAGTCATCAACGGTTCCCAAGGTCTTATCCTGACCGGCCATCCACCAAATACCACCGGTGAAATAGACATCCATGCCGGTCTTCTTGGGATCCTTGCCTTTCCCCTTGATACCGAACAAGAACGAATTTTCCATGCCCAAACGCATATCATAGATAGCGTCCTCCTCCATGTCATCAAAATTCCAGTCAACTTCTTTATCCCACATTTTGTTATACGTGGATTCCTCCACCTGCATCATGAACCTTTGGCAATATTGCTCTTGCGGCGTAGGCAAGGAATAGAATTGCCCGGTCTCTACATCCAACTCGCCGGCGGCACGCCCCATGCGAATCAGGACTGCATCCTTTTGGAGAGCGGGCACAATGGAATTCTCACCAGTTGTATTTCGCTTGCCGTTCACGGCGATCACTTGTGGATATCCCTCATTCTCGCTCTTACCAACTACATAAAGCATCAAGTCTCTTACCATATCCTGAGTAGATCCATCCTCCTTGTAGCCCTTGACTCCTGACACCCGGATAGTATCAGTGACACTAAACAGGGAAGCGTCATTCACCGGCAAGGTTATATAAGACGATCCCGATGTCATCTCATTGGTATTGCTTTTGACGGAATCCTTGATAGGTCTTGTCGATACACTGTAATATTTCACGACCATACTATTGACCTTGCTGATACTCTCCGCACTTCTGGTGATCTGGTCAATAGGCGTACGCATAGGTCTCATTCTCGTGATACGCTCGTCTATGGCCTTTGCGTACAACTCGGGATTATCCGTATCTTTCGAGATTTGAATGCCATCAGTGGCCGTAGCCCCTCCATTAGCACCCGTGACAGCGATCCCCGGATTAAGATCAGTCACCTCTCCCCCTCCATCCGTGGTCGCCGGCACGGCCATACACATCCCGCATCCGGTAGTGGCTCCTAGCATCACGGCTAAAACGGTCAATACCAATCCGCCCAAATAATTAAAAAAACTCTTTGATCTCATTTTACTACTTGTTTATGGTTATTAATTATGATTATTGCCAAACACTCTTACGTCCCGTGATCTTGTCCAGCCTGTCAATCGTCGGGTTTTTCTCCTTTTTCATGGGAGATGTCATCCCTCCACTGGACCCCAGATCGGGCGGCAACCGATCCACCTTGGTGCTCTTTCTCTTATTTATGTCTATATTGGCGTTACGTCCGGCGATCTCTCCCTCATTACGGGCCTCCTCCTCACGTTTGGCCGCATCCATCATGGACTTGTCATAGTTTGCCGCTTTCATCAGCATCATCCAATCATCCTTGGTGACACCGTTCACCACGATCCGATCCAACAATCCTCCATCGGCGTAAAGGAACTCATAAGCCGCCCTAGCGTCCTCATCACTGAATTTTCCTTCCGACTGGGCTTCCTCCAGACCTTGGATCATCAATCTCAGGTTATCCTCCGCCTGCTTTTGCAGTTCCTTGTCTCTCGTCTGCCTCTCCATATACTTGGAAAAAGCCTCTGAGAATTTGTTCTTTCCCTCCTCGCTTTCCAAGGCGGCCTTAAAATCATCCCCGTAATTCTCGATAAGATATTCCACGGGATTACCGCCCTTGCGCATCACCATCAAGAAGCCGGCGCTCCTAGGGTCAGAGGCCAACAAGTCCCCTAGTTCCCTCTGCGCTTTATCACCTCTATCAAACCTATCAAATTCGTCGTTCAATCTTCCGTAAAACTCATCCTCGTTCTCCACGTCCAAATCCGGATAACGTCCCCTAATACTCTCCAAAAATATATCTCTTTTAGACGTAACGGGCTTATTGTCAATATCATTCTCTGGCATACGTTGCTTTTTAAAAATTATTCTATACGCAAATATGATAACGATACAAGCCTCCATAACGATAAATCTTACCCGACAAAGCCGAAATTCGTAACTTTGGTAAAAACAGGTATGATATGAGGAAGAACGGAAGCGTATTCTCCATGATGCGGGAAAGAAACCTTGACCTCCTTAGGGCGTACAGGGAAGCCTTGAACAGGAACATGAGATCAGATAAGGACCTTGTCTATATGGACCTACTTGCCGAGACCGTAGCGTCACAAGCCTCCAGATACTGGGTATCCGTGGAAAGGGCCTCGTCCGTCATATACCAGATGAACAAGGGAGCCATGCCAAAGGGTATGAAGGACAACGCCAAGATGTTCTACAAGTCCTTATTCGAGAAATTCGTCTCGTACCGATCGGATCACCCCAAGATGCCCATAAAGCATATCGTATCCATCATCATAGAGAGTCCCGCCCCATGTTTCGTCCTTACGCCAGAGAGCGCCAAGGCCATCATATCTAAAATGAGAAAGGAATGTTACGAGCAAACCATGCGACGATTGCGGCACTGTTTCTGATATACGTGTTACCGCTAGACCCACTAGGTTTCGCCTCCGGGCCGTCATATCCCTTCTGGACGAGGCTGTCATACATGTTCTTCCACGTGAACATATGGCATCTGATCGGAAATTCATACGCCCTGAAGGTAATGCGAATTGGCAAGAGGGAGATTGCACGGTCCTATATCATGGCCGTCCTCGCCTCGTTCTTCTCCACATCCCCCGTCATCGGGGCAAGCGCCATGATATTCGCCACGTGGGGTGAGCGGCTAGCCTCGGCCAAATGGAGAGACCGGGCGATATGGGCGAGCAGTCTTGTCATATCATACGTCATTCCCGGCATAAGCTGGGAGATACATCTAGCGTCATCGCTGATTGGGTTTTGCTGGATAAAGCTATATAATTTATATCATGACTATAGATTGGTTAGTAGAGGAGAATAACAGGAGGAACGACGAGATGCACGCCCATTTCGACCCTATCAAGGGAGAGAACTCGCCCGGGACAAGAGAGATGGTCGAGATATCCGACATGTACCCATACAAGATGCTCCTGCCAGTCAGCATGCTATCAAACAAGCTAGTTAAAAGAATAATAAGGTATAAATCCATAAGGGCCTTTTGCAAGGTCACCTTCAAGAGGTATGACGAGGAACTTCATGAGAAGGTCGTACGACAGTTCATAAAAGTAAGGAACAAGCATGACTTCCCTTTCTGGGCTTACTCTTTCTGCGAGATAAAGAACAAGGAGGGAGGCAAGAACATCCATTTCAAGCTCAACTATCCACAACGCCTGCTGCTATCCGTGATGGAGAATATGAGATTGGCGGGACTACCCATAAGGATCATCCTGCTAAAGGCCCGGCAATGGGGAGGTTCCACGTTGGTACAGCTATATATAGCGTGGATACAACTATGCCATAAAGAGGCGTGGTACTCCACCATCGTAGCTCAAGACGCATCCACGTCAAGGAAGATCAAGGCCATGTATAGCAAGATGCTGGAGAAATACCCCACATGGCTGTTGGACCTACCGGATAACGTCACGCTGGGATTCACGCCTTACGAGGGATCGCAATTGGACAGTATCATAACGTACGGGAAAGGTAGTAACGTGGAGAAGGCGAGGGACACGGTCATAACCATAGGTACCTATAACAGCCCAAACTCGGGACGAGGCGGTGACATGAGCTGCGTACATTATTCCGAGGTGGGATTATGGGATGACACGGACGGGAAAACCCCTGAGGATATAATAAGGAGCATATCATCATCCTTGCTATTGGCCCCACTTACCGTAGAGGTCATAGAATCCACCGCTAACGGTATGGGGAATTTCTTCTACCGGTCATGCGTCACGGCCAAGAAAGGCAAAAGCAACAGGAGGTTCGTATTCGTCCCATGGTTCAAGATCGAGAGGTACGAGCTACCCGTGAAGGACAAGAGGATATTCGCCAAATGGCTTCTAGACAACAAGGAGAACGACAATCCGCCGGATGGATGCCTAGACCCCGGGAAATATTATTGGAGACTATGGGAGCTGGGGGCTTCCTTCGAGGCTATAAACTGGTATTTAGTCAAGCGGAAGGATTTCATGGAGCACGCGGACATGGCGGCGGAGTTCCCCAGCGATGACGTGGAGGCGTTCAAGAACTCCGGCAATATGGTATTCAGCGTATATCATATAGACAAGCTGAAGGATGGATGCAAGCCACCCAAGTATGTCGGGGAGATATCGGGCAAGTCCGTTAAAGGGAAGAGCGCCTTGACAGAGCTGTCATTCAAGGAGGATCATAACGGGTCGCTCAAGGTATGGTCGTTGCCAGACGATCAAGCGAACGTCAAGAATCGTTACCTCGTGATCGTGGATATAGGGGGCCGTGGAAAGAAATCCGATTTCTCGGACATATTGGTGATAGACCGCTATTGGATGATGTTTGGCGGGAAGCCGGAGGTAGTGGCCGAATGGCACGGACACATAGACCATGACCTGTTAGCATGGAAATCCGCCCAGATCGCCAAGTTTTTCGGGAACGCCCTGTTAGTCATAGAGAGCAATACCATAGAGACCAAGGACAACGATACGGACGGAGACCAGTCCGAGTTGATATTCAACCAGATCGGGGACGCTTACGACAACCTGTACGCACGTAAGGCGAGCGAGGCCAAGATACGGGCCGGAAAACTGACGGAATGGGGATTCCACACGAACCGGAACACCAAGCCAATGATCATATCCTATCTCGTGGCATGCCTCCGAGAACAGTCATATATCGAGCGGGATATAGACACGCTGGATGAGATGTCCACGTACGAGAAGAAAGCCAACGGATCGTTCGGGGCCGTGGAAGGCAAGCACGACGACAAGGTCATGACTAGGGCTATAGGACTTTATATATGTTATTGCGACATGGATCTGCCGTCCATCCCCAAGGATAAGTCCCCCGGCGTAAGGCCCCATGGTCCTATCAGCGAGGCTACCATATGACAACCGACAAGTTTTATCGTTACGATTGAACGCCAAGTCCCCATATTCGTCAGAAAAAAGAATCCATGACTAGATTGATCCCTAAATCGAGGATATCACCTATAGATACCGTCAAATACGAGAGACGAAACATGACGGACGGGCGGAACATGCCATTGGTATACCAATGCGCTAGGGCATGGGACAAGCTCGACAAGTTCAGGAAAGAGAGGGACAGGAACAAGAGATATATGTACGGCGACCAATGGGGGGACCTGATCGAGTATTGTGGCCGGATGATCCCGGAGGAGGAATATATAAGGATGCAGGGGAATATCCCCATGACCAACAACCTTATCCGAAGATTGGCTAGGACCGTCATCGGCGTTTATCGGAACCAGAACAAGACACCCGTGTGCGTGGCGAGGGATCGTGACGAGCAAACGCTGGGAGAGACCATGAGCACCATGCTCGAGTACAACAACAAGATCAACGACATCAAGGAGCTGAACGCAAGGATGTTCGAGGAGTTCCTCATAAGCGGCCTATCCATACAGAAAGAGACCTACGCCCAAAGGGAGAACCGAAGGGAATGCTGGACTGACAACGTCAACCCGAACCTGTTCTTCGTGGACGGCCCCATGAACGATCCCAGACATACCGACATCGAGATGATCGGAGAGATCCATGACGTGACCTTCGGGCAACTCGCCAGCGTATTCGCCAAAGATGACAGGGATTATGAAAGGCTGCAAGATATATACAAGAACGCCCGTGACAAGGACTATATCGCCAAGTTCAACGACACGTTCAAGGGCAACAATTATGACCTTAACGGGTTTATGGCCCCGCAAGACCCCCGCTTATGCCGTGTGATAGAACTATGGACGCTCGAGAGAAGAAAGGCGTTCTGGTGCCACGACTGGCTGAAGGGCGACGCTTACGTGGACAGTTACTCGAACAAGGGGAACATAGACGCTGAGAACGAGGGCCGGCTGGAGGATAACAGGATCAAGGACGAGCTGGGGAATTACGTGCTGGACGAGCTGGGACAACCCACGCTATACATGCCAGAGAGCGAGGTCCCGCTCATAGAGTACGAGTACATGATACAAAGCTACTGGTACTACCGTTATCTTTCACCGTTCGGGGATATACTTGACGAGGGAGAAAGCCCTTATAGCCACGGGAGCCACCCTTACACGATGAAGGCATATCCTTTCGTTGACGGGGAGATACACTCGTTCGTCAGCGACATCATCGACCAGCAAAGGTATATCAACCATTATATCATCCTGAACGATTTCGTGACGAAAGCGAGCGCCAAGGGAGTGCTGGTGGTAGACGAGGCCTCCGTTCCCGATGACATGAGCATAGAGGATATAGCGGACGAGTGGACGAAGTTCAACGGCGTGATCAAGCTGAAACTCAAATCGGGGGCACAGGTCCCCCAGCAGATGATGAACCGGAGCGTGCCGGCAGGGTTGGGAGACATGATAAAATTACAGATGTCCATGATGGAGGACGTATCCGGGGTACAAGGGGCCATGCAGGGGAAACAGCCCACGAGCGGGACAAGCGGAGCCTTATACCAGCAACAAGCGTCCAACGCCAGCAACAGCATCGTGGACTTGCTGGAATCGTTCGCCAGCTTCATCATATCGGGCATGTACAAGAAGTGCAAGAACATCCAGCAATTCTACGACGATAAAAAAATAATAAGGATCGTTGGAAGGAACGGCTATGTCCAATGGGACCCGGAGACCATGGGAGGCGTGGATTTCGACATATCCATATCAGAGAGCTACGACACTCCGGTATACAGGGCGTTATCCAACGAGTTGCTATTGCAGTTGCTGAACGCCAAGCAGATATCTATCGAGCAAATGCTCGAGGTGGGAAATTTCCCGTTCGCCGATCAGTTATTGCAATTGATCCAGTCGCAGAAGGAACAATTAGCCGCTCAGCAACAACAAATGATAGCCGGCCAAGGCATCGACGCTATCAATCAACAATTATAAATACCAACATTAAAAAAAGGAGGTTAAAATGTCAAAAGTAAGCAAGGTTAGAAGCGAGCTGGAAATCTTCAAGGATTTATTCAAGAACGGCATGCAGCCCAAGATCGATAATCTGGAAAGTTCCGCCGCCTTAACGGACGTGGTAAACAAGGTTAACAGCATCCTAGCGACCTTGAGAGCCGCGGGTATCATAGCTTCCGAGTAAGCCTGATACAAGAAAGGGGTTGGCAAATAAATGTCACCCCCTTTCTATTTCACTTAATCATATAAGACCTTTCGCCTGTAACACGTAATTCAACCATGACCTCCTCTTTAACGCCCTCTCCTTGGCCGATATGGGATTTTTACCGTTGGCGTATGGCGTATAATAAAAACATTCCCGGTTGAAATCGTTGATCCGTACAGAATGGGCGAAGTAACCGTCCGTCCTGTATTTACGTACCTCCGATCGGTTGCAAGTTATCAACCTATGATCGTAATTAGGGATCACGTAATAGCGCACGTTACGCCTCGAGTACTTCTCCTTGGCCTCCTTTATGGCGTATCGGAGTTGGATGTCCGCCCTCAAGAGGACGAACCATATACGGATTTGCTTGAATATATTATATATCATGATGATTTTCTATGAAATTGTCGTAAATTCACTCAACAAGCCTCCTTATTACCTAAGAACTTGTTCACGAAGTAAACTTGCCCTTTTCCGGTGACCTTAGGCGTGATAGTAGTATGCAGTACCCCGTTACTACCGGATCTTACGCCTTTCTTCAACTCAAATAATCCTTGTTCAACATATTGCTGGTTAGGGATATTGTATCTCTCACCATGCTTTCCGAGATATCCGTTGTCACGCATCCATGCGAACAACCTTTTCTCCCCGATGGAATACCCGTTTTGAGCGATCAGCTTGGCTAGCTCACCGATCAGGCAGGAACTGTTCGCCGATTGAACGGCGTTCGTGAAAGCCACGGCAGGAGCGGCCTCGGTTACTTTCCGCTCGGCCTCGATACGCTTTTGTTGTTCCTCTTTAAGGTTTGTGGCCAATTGGATCAAGAAATCGGGCGAGGTCAAGGCTTTCTCCAGTGTATCGTTTGTCATATACGCCCCATGTTTACGGATGGAAGGGAGAACCTCTCCGCATACCCAGTCTTGGAATGGTTCGGCTTGCGGCTTGTCGGATCGCATGATTACCTTGTAGAGGTTCTTTTCGTTAATAAAAACAAGTTGTTGGATAACCTCTGCCCCGTGTTGGTTATATGTTGGGGTATCGGTTAAAACTACACCCCTCTGATCCAATCTTGATTTACAATCACTGACATTTTTTATTTCCAAAACCCGGCAAACATCCGCAAGGCAAAATAAAGGATTCTCACTTGTTCCGGCTACTCTCACTTCACCGAAACGATCGTTCTCAAAAATTTTAATTGCTTCCATATCTTAAAATTTTAATTGTTCGAAATATTTTCTCCCGCAATTTTAGCCATAAGATCAAAACGACTTTGTTATTTTGATTACCTCGTGCGTCCTCCATGAAAAAAGTCGCCCCACACGGCGCAGCGACTCACCATGCAGGGCATTTGACTTCAATATCCTATGTCCGGTCGCTGTCGGACAAGGCAAATATCGGGATACAGGAACGACCGGGAACGATAAATCTTACCCGACGTTAACGACACCGCACGTTATTTACGCTTTAATTCATACTTTAGCGGAAAAGTAACGAGCATGGCGAAGAAGATCATAATACGAAAACCGCTGGACAGGTGGGGCAACCAGATATCATACGTAACCACCTCATCCTCCGTATATGACAAGGAAGGAAACAATCTCGACCAGCTATTGGCAAAGATAGATACGGAATACGTGAGGAAAACATCCATAACCCAAGAGCTGGGGGAATCTGAAGATCTGGTGATGGGGCAAAAAGGGATCACTATGGAGATCAACAGGATAGACCAAAGCGTGGTCGAAATGGGATCGTCTATCTCATCGCTAGGGATCTCCCTGAAAGACTTAGAGGAAAGGGTCTCCACGCTTGAAAATACACCTGCCACATAAACAAAAAATAAGCAATCTCTCGTTTAAATAAACAAAAATCGTATATTCGCGCTGTCACCGATATAGAATATAAGACGTGACACACATTGTGGCGTTAAAGATATCGTCTCCTATAAAGACCTAAATTCCCCAAATTTATAAACATAACAGGGAGCCGATAGCAACAATACGCCCACGTTATTTGTATATATAATCTATATATAAGACGTGGGCCGTTGCTTACTACCTGTTATGTTGGCGTTGGGATGCCGGGTCTTGGTAGTTGCGATGGCTACACGTTTTTTCACGTGAGTATGGTATGTTATATATTTATGACCCCTTATGGCTCTCATCCGTGATGGACTGGAGTCATTACTTAAAGATATTACACTAGGTTGTATTCATAAAATAACTTTATCAAAGTCATACCGCTCTTTCGTGAGAACCAGAGGTATATTTATGCCAATTGGCATAAAATATAGTTTGAATAAATATTTCCAGCTTCCCTTGGGTGGTATTGGGAAGCATTTTAATACGGATATACCCACCGTTGCTATTCCGGGAGGATCGGCAATGATGATTAAGTATGTCTTTGTTTAGATATGGATTTAGATATTACAAACGCTCTCGTTCGTGAGGATAGGACCGTTTAAGGTTGTCTGAAAACCATTCATATAGATTATAGTTAAATAATAAAAGCTCCCTTGTCCGCGAGGATTTGGGGAGTTTTTTTATTTTTTACTATTCCTAGGGATAAAACTAAAAGTAAAATATGCCGTAAAACATGCCTCCTGCGGGATAACGGATGTGAAGATTGGGTAATTTTGCAAAAAAATCTAAATACATAAGACATGAGCGAGGAAACATACAGGATATTCAAGGTGATTTTGATGTTCATATTTGCTTTCATAGCATGGAATTACGTGCAGACACAAAGGTACTCAAGCGTCAATGAATACATTCTAGTAGATAAGATATCCCAAAAAGCACTCATCCTAGATCAAAGCACTCATAAATTTGAATGACTATGAATTACTACGATATACTATCAATTAAGAGAGACGCTACATTAGAAGAGATACAAAAAGCGTATAAAGAAAAATCATTCCAGTTTCATCCCGACTTCAACAAAGGAATCAGTGACGATAGCATGTTCCGTATAATCAAAGAGGCGTATGAGACATTATCTGACACTGAAAAGAGAAATCAATACGATGCATCGTTGAACAAGACAGATCAGGCACCAAGCGAAAATAATAATAGAAATAATGATATGTTTATAAAAGATCATCTTAAACATACAGAAGGCGATCTGGTTAAACATTATACGATTTTAAATGAGGTAAATTCAAAGAAAGCAGAACCAGATAAACCGTCTAAGTTGGCATTTTTGAAAAATAAGGAATGGATCATACTATATATTCTATTTTTAATAATTTATCTATACGATATAAGCAAGGAAAAACCACAAAGCATAGGTCATTACATATTTTTAATATCCACTCCTCTAGGATATACACTGGGAGCATTCTTTATTTCATCATTAGCAGTCTTATTCAAGTTGATATTTAGACAAAAAACCTCCTTAAAGGAATTTGCTTACATATCAATAATTGTTCTTTTGCTAGGGCTTCTTGGTAATATATTTCAATAAAATGAAAAAATTATACATAGCGGGTGACACCAAACGCCACCCGCTATCTTTTCACTCATCTGAATCCTCAAATATCTCCAACGCTCGTAGCTTCAGCTCGTACACTTGGTTCTCCAAAGAATCATTATCGCTACCTACCTCACGAAGAAACCTTTCCATATCGGATATGGCTCTCACGTATTGAGATAATTCTTGAGATTTCTTGAAATCATCACTTTTCATAAACTTCTCAAGTTTTACGATATATTCTGCCCTGTCAAGAATATTGATAGATGGGTCCATGGACTTCTCTAGATACCCTTTGTAATCATGATCCATTTCCGAGACAAAGTCTACGACCTTCTTGTTATATATGGAATTCATCCGGCTCAGCTTCAAATCCTTGTCCCCTCCGGTCAAGAAACGGCTTAACAGTGGATAACGACTCACTGGCATATCTCCATCCTCTCCGGACAGTATATCAAGGACTAAATCAGACACCCCCAAGGCTACGGTACCAAAACCTCCCGTATATCCAGAAAAAATGTTCTGCCAAGTAGCCGGATTAAAGCTCAGACCTCTCTTGACATCGTCGCCCCCCGTCAACGAGTTGAGTGCCCTCGACAACTCGACCATAGTGGTACTGGTACTCCTGTAGACCTTAGTATATTCCGGATCATAATCATTAGCCTTATTCATCGAGGTCTTATAGATAGGATTACCCATAAAATTCACGTTAGAGGCGTTTTGGGCGATAGGCTGAACCACCGTAGGCAGGAGATTTAGAGCGAACTTCCAACTATCATACTCCCAGTTTATGTTTAACGGGGATACCATATCAATCCCTGTCTTAACGACATCCATAGCCTCCACTTCCCTTTTACCAGATAATTGCCCGGCAATTATATCTCCGATCTTGAAATAATTGGCAAGCTCCGGAGATAACGGAATCTTGAGCCAACGACCATGAGTCAAACGAATACATATATTATTCTGTCTCTCATGATCGCTCAATGAATCAAAATAATCCCTATCATCATCATCGCTATCCCATCCCAAATAAGCGAAGAGCATAGGCATAAACAGATTATTGAGCAACGAGACAGACGATCCCATGAATATTAGTGGGGCTATACGGGAACCTATTCCTTTAATTGGATGATTTCTCAGCATGGAATATTCCTTATACATGCTTTGAACGGCGGCGTTAAAGAACAACACCCAATCTCTTCCATACTCAGATATCCACGCTGCTGTGTTAATATACCATTTATCGCTCTTCGTTTTCTTTCCGGCACCTTTCTTGTTAAAGTTAACCGATACCTCCTTGGCATCATTGATTGACCGGTCAATGGATCTTCCATGTTCCCGGCTCGTCTTATACGCCGCATATCGGTTCACAAGTTCCGCTACATTACCCATGAACTCAAAGCACTCAAATACAGTAGAGACTAGTTCTTTGGGGGATAACTTCCCAATATTACCATCCGAAAGTTTCTCTAACTTGTTCGCTAAATCCTTGGCGTATTCCTTTTGCGTCTCCACGAACGTATATCCAGTAGCCCCTCCATTATCCATGAACTCCTTAAATATCGCCTGTTCCTTATCAGAAATATCGATCTCTCCCCTTTTGTATTTATACAGATTACGACCTAAACTCCGAAGTCCAAATAACGCTCGCCTCTGGTTCCCTGAAAAATCCTTGAAATACCTAAAGTTCTCCGTCACAAACACGGAGTTATTGGCATAAGGCGTATCTCTTATCAAGTTGGCAAACGAGAACGCCACGTTCTTGGACGTAAAAGCTCCGGCCATAAATGTTTTCAAGTTCCTAGCTACGACGTAAGCGAGATCATCCTTCACGTCCGGATTCGTCAATCCATTTACCGCTTGCGCCAATCGGGGATTGCCATTAACGGTCATGACATACCTGTTACCTCCCACGAAAACCTGTACCTGATGCTGGCTTCTCTGGTCATACAATGTTTTATATGGTATATCCGATCGACCTCCTTTAATCAGCTCAGCCTTACCTTCCTCTCTAAGTTCTCTCATCATTTCCTCATGATCTTTCACCGCCTTGGCCACTTCCTCGCCAGAAGCGTTATCCGGTATTTGCGGAATGGACTCCACCCATTCCGGATTTTCCTCGGTACCGACATTTCGAACCCAGATATTATCTATGGTAATAAGACCGCCAGTGTCATGATTGCTAGCTAAATTGAGAAAACGTTGTTTCGCCAAGTTCCTATTTCCTGCGGTAATAGATCCGTATCCAACGTGTATCAAACCAGCGAAAGGATTATCAGCCTCAGAGATACGTCCTTTTGCGGTCTTCACTGGGTTTCCCATCTTTATCTCCGTAGCGTCTATGTAATCATAAACATCGGAGGCAATATTATCGGAGAAACCTCTCAACGGGATAAAGTACTTAAACCGGGAAAGGTTCTTATCCATATAGGACTTGCTTATCAGCCCGGACTCATACTGCCTCCTTAACGTATACTCTGACACGTTATGAACCTTATCCCATAGATTATCGACCAAAACCATATTGTGGGTAGACTCATAATCTCTCACGAAATCATAAGCGTCAGAAAGCCATTTATCTTTATTCGCCCCATCCTCCGAAGGCTTAAACACTGAAGACAAACCACTATAGTCCTTTCCTAGAATCACACCATAAGAATTATCGCCTAACTTCCATTGGAATGACAATGCCTCTCGATCCAACTCCTTTTGTTCCTCGTCCCACGCTAGACCCTTCTTAAGGATATCTTTCTTTGAATCTTCCCACCTATCAATCAACGTTCCGGTCACCTTTTCTTTATATTTATCCATCTCCTTGTTATAGATCTCGGATTTGACAAATGATTGCCGATAATCGGCGGCTATCTCAGCAGAACGCTCAGCCTTACCTTTATCAACACCTTTCTTTAGTTCCTTGCCAAGAACCTTGTCATACGTCTTTTTGTAAGCCTCACTCCCCTTTTCCTCCGCAACCTTTTCCGCTGTTTTTTTAGCGTTTTTAAGATCAGACTCGGAAATAACCCCCATTTTAGACAAAGCGTCCACGTCAAACGCCTTAAGAGTTTCTATGCCATCCCTTACGGACATATCACGGTTTCTCTCGATACCGTGTTTAGATTGTACATATTTAACCAAATCCCTTAATGGCCCTTTAGACCAATCCCAAGTTCTTCTTAAGCCTTTCTTGGACACCTCAGAGACATCACCTATCAATGCCCTTATAGCCTCATTCAAAGGATTCAGGAATTTAGAGTCGAAACTATCCATATCCGCCTTATTCTTTGAAGACAAGGCTATAAGAGCGTAATATGGGTTCTCGTAATCCAGTATCTTCGATTTGGTTTTCTTGGCCAATAATTTCAAGAACTCATCTATAGCTGTTAAAGAATCAACCATAGCCTCCTTGAACTTAAAACTGTCTGAAGATGCCACTTTATCCCAAGCGTCAACCATTTCCTTATTCAAAGGTTCTTCATTCTCCACCTCTGTTTTCGCTTCCCTAAACCGAACAGAAAAATCCCCGACACCCAAATCATTCCTCATTACCGTATCCTCGGCCACATCCATCAAGTTCCCTTGCTCCAAGTTCTTATAGCTTCTCCAGAGAATATAACGGAGGTCATTATCCGATAACTTGAAATCAAGGCTAATACCTGCCTTTCTCAACATATCAAGAAAAGCGTCCTTGATCTTTTCCCATAACGAACGATCGACCTTGTTATCGAAACCACGTTCCGCTAATTCAGCGATGTATTCCTCTGTAGCCTCACGCAAGTTAAGAGGATTGCCTTTAGTCCGGTCAATGATATTTTTCCGGATATCCTCGTTGGCGTTCCGATACACGTTATCAAGGAAAGTATCGAAATCATCCCCGAATAGCTCACGTAGCCCGTGATGCCCTACCACCTCATGGAGGAAAGTTCTTTGAGCGTCACCTACGGACGTGGAATTAGGTGATACTATGACTATCTCCCCGGTAGAAGTGTCATACCAGCCTTTGGAATCTCTCTTACGGGCCAACATATTCTCATCCGTATCGGTTATATCGTCCACGTCATGGATTACCCTGACAGGGGTATTAAGCTTGTTTGACCAATCGTTGATTGAGGATTCAATAGTTTCAGCATTATTTAAGTTATCAGTGTCTTTATCACCTATAGAACGAAAATGAGCACCATCTATGTCTGAGGCTTGCTTAACAGCCTCATTTTTCGATGTCTCATCATTATGGAAAGAAAAATCCTCATTGTTTTCGGTAACAGACTTTATTTGATTATCATTAAAGACCACATAGGATCTTCCTCCCATTTCTTCGTCCTCAAGGACTATCACAGAATCATACCCATCTGAATTTGATCGCTTGAAATCCTCTCCTGAATCATAATAACTCATTTCATCAACAAGCGATTCCATTGAGGCAAACTCTAAAGGATTCCTAACGTTAAGGAACACTGGTTTATGTTTCGTATAGAAACCTATTTTATTATCATTAAACCAGAATCCTATATGTGAGGTTTTTGCCCAATCCTCGTTTGTAGCATTAAGATCAGTGACATCTCCCAGATGGGATTCGTCAAATGCGTTAAAATCGGCATATGTCCCATGATATACAACCCTTGGCTCACCATTCTCATCGATCACTTTAGACGCATCCTCTGGATTATTTTCCCAATCACCGAACCATTCCTTAAACGCTTTCGTACGAACTTGTACCCATTGCTTTTCGTTAAGATTAGTAGGGTTGCCATTAGGAGCTTTCATATAAGATCCATCGGATTTCGCTTTCTTTATGATATTTTCCTCTTCGGGGATAATACGTGTCTCCCTGAAACGAATACCACTATCCGGCCTTGTCTCCTCAAAAGTGGGCTTTACCCTTATAACATGCTCACCCTCCCCTCGCTTATTAACTAGTTTACCGTTCTCGTCTTTCACCAAGGTCAATGGATCGGTATAGTTAAACCGCCTTACGATCTCATAAACACCATCATCACCAATATTAGAAATCTCATAGATAGAGTTGTTTACCCTTGCCTCTTTCAATCCACTCTCCAGAAACGCTTTTATATGCTTCCGCTCTGCAGAGGTTATATAATCGTCTTTATCAACCAAAGACAATTTCTTTACTTTTCGGGGGGCAATATCTTCCTCCCGTTTAATTCCTTTATATTCAGAGAACGACTTTGTTTTGCGAGTCGAGGAATCAATCCATTTCTTGAACTCATCCAACGCAACCCCGGTAATGTTGCCTAACCCTTGCCAGCCGTCCTCATAATTTGACAAGTAAGCGGACCTAGCGTCTTCCAAGGAAGAGAATCCAATCATAACCTTATGCTCGTCGAATGAACCATCAGTATTCACCTGATCCACGACATACACCATGTCACTATTCATATCCGGACCTAGGAATACGTCTATATGATCACCATCCACACCTTTAGTACCTCGAATGTAACCGTAAGTGTTGTTCATGGTAACAGACCACTCTTTTCCATTAGCATCCTTACCGGAACGGACGGAACCGGCGGGCTGTTCTATGGTGACATCGAAACCGTTTATCTTTATATGGCCTTTCTTGTAATTCCCGGCCTCTTTCTGCGCCTCGGAAGGGTTAGTATTAACCTTTAGCTCCTCATCGTGCAATCTCTTAGCCTCAACTATGCGCTCGGCATAGTCCAATGGGTTCTCACTCTCCTTTGGGGAAGGGGCGACAAAAGATTTAACCTCATTCGCTTGGTTTTCAGAAGAGGATACGTTATCTTTGCGTATAGAGATGTCTTGCAGAGGAGCTGTGCCATTCTGCTTGCCTACGGGTTCTGAATCGATGTCCATACTACCGTCAGAGGCATCTCTTTTCTCATAAGCCGTCAATAACCAATTACTTCGAGGTTCACCTTGAAACTCCTTGCTTATCACAGCGAAATGCGTCTTAGACTCCAGCTTTATCCTGTTATCAGATTGTTGGACGATCTCCATACCGTCAATAATCTCTTGAAGATTATCTACTACTTCCGGGTGCTTTCTTAGTATTTTCTCTAATCCGGCTTTCTCATTACCCCACACGATGGATATATCTCCTATATCCTTATGATGGATAGCGGCTATCGCCTCACCTTCCTTTATCTGTTTTAAAAAGGATATGGCTTCCTTGAATTTTCCCTTGAATTGGTCATATATGTTACCAAAAACGCCTTTCCCTATAGGTTTTATTCCTCCTGGTGCGCTTTCTTGTGTAACCACATCTTCGTTTTTGATGTCGACAGGTTCCGTATCCTCTTTTTCCGAGATATCGATAACTTGACCTGAAGTGGCAGTAGCCTTTTCGCTTTCCTCTTTCAACCGATTATCAAGATTAGCCCAGAAATCAGCCTCGACCTTGATCGCATCATACTCTTGTCTGGCTTTGATCAGTGCGGTCTCGACCTTATCCTCTTTTCCGATAGGGGCATCATCGTATGCCTCTTGCGCCTTTTCCAAGGCATCAGACGCTTTTTTAAGGCTTTCATCGAAAGACTTTCTCGTCACCTCGATCTTCCTTGGCATCTTATCGCCATATTTATTATAGAGGAAATCCAAGGTCATATCCGTACCTGACGATACGAAATCAGGCGTACCATCTTCTCGCATGACCATGGAAGGAGCCTCTACATTACTAGGTTGTGCTATCTGATCAATGGCACCTTCCGTCTCGATCTCGCTCGTTGGCAGGGTAATTGTATCGGACACAGGGGATACAGAAGTTATATCGGAATCAACACTGGCAACATTATCAATATCTTGCGATACCTCATTAGCTTGTTGAGAATCGTACATGGCGTCTTGAAGAGCAAGAATATCCCTCTCCGTAATAGGCATAGCCGGAGCTGATCCCGCCTTCGGCGCTACCTGTCCCGTCTCCTTGTCCAAAGCGGCCGGTTGAGCGATCCAATCGCCGTTCTCGTCCTGTCCTTGAAGGATAAATGCGTTATCACCGTTCCATATGACCAATCCCGGCTTTGGTAATTGCGTCTTGGGATTATGATTCATGGCCATATCAAGCTCGGACTGGCGAGTAACCAATAATTGTTGACGATAAGAGTTCCTTATTTGTTCCACGTCATTTTCCTCTATATCGCTCAAACTACTCATAGGAACCATACGATTATTTCCGTTATCCGAGATAATGACGTTATCCCCATTTATGCTCCTTATATAAACTTTCTTGTTCTCAAGTCCTTCCTTGAACGTAGCGGTAGATATGACTTGTCTCCCATTAGGACTTATCGATACATAGGGGATAATATTATCAGACATATAAGAATCCACTTCGTTATTAATATTTTCTATCGATTTATCTTCTACCCCTTTAATTTTCTGGGTGTTAATATAGAAATCATAAGCTAATTCTCTTGTCTCATTATCTACACCTTTAAGCATCTCATTTATTTGGTTCTCACTCGCTCCATTATCTATATACTGCTCCATTCTTATAGCCAAATTTGGATTTTTTTCTGTTAGAGCAGTCCTCGAAGCTTCCATTTGTAAGGATAAATCCCTAAGATCTCCCTTATCACTCATATTACGTCCTTGCTCAAAGGCATCGTCAATTATAGATTTAGTGAATTGAGGAGGAGTATTAACGCCTTGATCTGTTTTAGATGAATTAGTAGAAGGTTCTGGAGAAGACATTTTATTATACTTGTAATTATCATACTTATTCTTCCCATATCCGATCAAACCTATTGGAGCGCCACCAGCAACTCCATATCCGAAAGCCTCAAATACGCCATCAGATATATTTTTATCGGGATCAGCCCCGGTTACCTTGTCCGTAATATTCTCCGCAATCTGCGAAGCGGCCTCCGTGACACCTTCCCATACGGGTGCAAACAATAATCCCGCATCTTTATAAGCCTTGCCAAGCATATTCTCTATGGCTCCAGCTAGTTCTTTTTGAGCGACATCCTTTCCCTTTGAGTTATATACGCCTTTAAGCCATTTAACCACCGGACCCAATGAAAGTTTCTCGGATAATAATTCAAAAGCGGATGTAGATATGGCATTGACCCTCTTTGCCAATTCTGGCATATCCGGATTTGACTCATCGAGTTGATCCAGCTTATCCGAATATACGGAGGCTCCCATCAAACTGGCCGCACTAGTTCCACCTGTAGCCATAGCTGCAGCTATTTGTGGAATGATCATAGAACCTCCTTCCATGAACAAGTTGCTAATTGATCCGGTGTAATCACCTTCTTTCCATAGATCCGTGAAACTCTTCTCTTTGTGCCTATCACCCTTATCCATGAGTTTTTGACCAGCCTCCTTAAGCAATTTAGCAGAGTCACCAAACATTCCTCCATAAGTACCAAGGCCCATATTAGAGACATCTTTTGCCGCCTTATCCAAGAAACCGAATCCTCCACCTAAAAGATTCAATCCTTGGCCTCCGGTACGCTGAATGAAATCCGCTACCCAACTATTCATGAAAGAAGAATCCTTCTCATACTCCGTAGGAGGTGGAGGAGTAGCGGTCTCAATCTTTCCTTTTTTACGCAAGGACTCAAAATTATAATCAGGTGAGTTCGTCCACGGATTAACGTATTCCGATTGATCCTTCATAGGCACGTCAGCCTCTTGTCTTAAAGCGATAGGAGCAGGATTAGCTCTTGACTGAGAAACGTAATCTTTCCTTTCAACGGGCGAATACCCTAGGGCACTCTCAAATTTGGAGAAATCGCCTATCTCAGAGAAATAATCATCCTGCATCAGATGATCATAAACCAATTTTCTTTTCCCAGAATCTTTCATTTTCCCCTCAAAGTTTGAGAAATCACCAAGACCAGTATAGCCCCGGCTTATCATCGTATCATATAAATGTTTTATGTTAGAGTCCATGAATCCACTTGTATTTTTCGTTTACACTTTCTTTTGCATCATCATTCAGATTGATATTCTTATAACTATCAGAACGATCCTCAAGCATGCCTTTTAGCATTGGATACAGTTCCGGGAAATCAGCTAGCCGTCTACCAACTATCGCTCTCGCTTTGCTTATCTGATCACCGCCCTCACCCATCACAAGTTTAATATCATCTATATCTGATAATTTTAGATTCTCTTTTTCTTCCTTGGTCAAGGAAGAGTCCTGCTCAATTTCTTTATTTTTTTTAGCAATCAAATCCTTCATGGCTTGATAGGCCGCTGTAACAAATCCGTCCACCTTATCTCTAGGTATACGAAACTCTTCATTATCTCGACCAAACAGTACAATATCCTTCGCTCCTCCAGAACCACCAGATCTTATGTTAGCGACCTTTATCTGGTTCGCTCGGTTCGCCGCCTCTTCCTTGGATCGGTTCTCCGCCTTGAATTGCTCCGTAGCCATTCTGTTCGCTTGCCTGTACGCCTCCAATGTCATTACGTTAGCTTGCTTTTGATCGATCTCGCCCTTCCTTATCCTAGCGTCAATATCCTTCAAGGCCAGCTTCAAACGATAATCCCTCTGCGCCTTTTGCCTAGCCGCCTCCAGATCACGTTGATAGGCTATCTCACCCATCTTGGCGTTCGTGAGCAACGTATCGTATTTCCTCTTCAAGGCGTTTCTCCTTTCCGTTATCTCACGTTGCCTAGCGTCAAGGGGAGCGAGATTGTTCACGATCACGGGACTCGATCCCTTGGCCGTCCCCACCATTCCGGCTATGTTGCTTATCAGGTCGCTTATCCCCGTTATGGCACGGCTCGCCCGGTCGTTCCTCTCACGTCTCGCCCTTTGCTCGCCCGTCTCGTACTCGGGATCGCTCGTACGCATCATCTCGATAATCTCCTCCGTGGAGTAAGGATCACGCTTACCCGCCTTGATCGCCTCGCTTTGTATGTTCCAATATCCTTGCGGGGTTATCTCACCCGTGTTAATGGCTTGCTCAGCTGTCATATCCGCGAACTTGTCATACATGGACAACGGGGTTGCCTCTGGTTTCACCGGCGCTTGCGTTAAAGATGGGGCCTGCAACGGGGCGGTCCCCACATCCGGTATAGCCGTTCCCACCGTACCGGGAACAGGTGCCGGAGATTGTACTTGAGGCTGTGGTTGCGCCACGGGCTGGGATACAGGTACCTGTGCCGGCACGCTCGCACCGGACGTAGCTTGAGGAGCCACGGCTTGTGCGTTTCTCCTCCTCTCTTCCTCTACTAAATCTATTCTTCCAGCCATATCACTTCACTCCCGCCCATTTACCAAGTTTTGTGCTCCTTAAAACGCCATCGCCAAAAGCGTCTCCAAGACCTCCAGCCGCCGTAGCCAATCCCGCCGCTTGCGTGGCCACGTTCGCCGCCTTTTTAGAGTTTAAATCCATCTCCGCTTGGTTGAATGCGGTCTGCTGGTTGACATAATTGTTACGCACACCCTCCTTATAAGCCTCGGCTTGGCCTACGATATCGCTAGTCACGTCCCCCAAGATCTCGTTGGCCGCTTGTTTCTGCAAGGCCACGGACTCATCGGATGCGCCCGCAACGGCGGCGGCACCCTCCGCCCTCCTGTATCTCTCGTCAAGGATTCGCCGTGCGTTGTTAAGGGCGGCTTGAGCGTCCGCCCTTTGGGTGAAATCCGAGTTATACTCCCTGTCATACCAATTTTGGGAATCCTGCCTCATGTCATTCAGTATCCCCATATTTTTCTTGTAAGCCTTACGTCCGGCTATCCCGGCTCCTATGGCCCCACCTATGCCAGCCAGACCACCCACTACACTACCTATTATTCCCATAAAATGATTTTTATCGTTATGCCTCAAAATTAGACGTGTAGCTTTGCCCCATAACAATAAAAATCGACTTTCAGATAAACTATTAAATACTAGTTCAGTATGGCACGACCAAAGAACGACGGGAGAGGAAGGCTAGGAGGAAGGGCCAAAGGCACTCCAAACAAGAAGACGGGAGAGATAAGGACTTTCATCTCGGAGCTGTTGACATCCAACAGAGAAGAGATCAAGAAAGCCTTCGAGGAGCTGGAGCCAAAAGATAAGGTAGCGGCTTTCACCCAGCTAGTCAAATACATCGTCCCATCCTTGCAATCCGTGGATATAGACGCTGTAGTGGACAAGAAAAGAGACTCCGTGGAAGATAAGTTAAGAGACTTATCCGAAGATGACACGGAATAATAAATGCTAATCCGTACTTTAAGCCGTCCTTTCTTCTTCGATTGGACGGCTTTGTTTATATTTGCGGGTGTTAATCATTTATATCATGAACGAAGAGCTTAAACAACTTTTAGAGTGGTTTGATAACTACGAGATCACATTTAACGAAATCAGACTAAGCCCGTGTCAATACATATTTGACCTCCATAAATTCATTGCTGTACAGACAAACTCCGTCCGAAGAAACTGGGAAAATCCGACATTTGAGTATGATATTTTGAGCCTATATCAGCTTAAAAAGGTACTGGAGGAGAAAGAGAAAGAAAATATGCCATAAAACATATAAAATAATTTACCAAAGCCTTGCATGATATCAAATTTGATATTACATTTGCAATATCAAAATAACAATAGAACCGGCGGCAACGGATAAGCGGCGTAATAAAAATGAAGACATTATATTGCAAAAATAGCGAGTTATTAGAGATTCTGGAAAATAACGGGATAGAAATGATCTGCAATGAAAATATGCAGATCGAAATATCTGATGAAGATGCGGAAAAAATTGACAGTATTGTAAATGAGCTTGCTCCTGCTGCATCTGGAGATTATGCGATAGAAGATATAGAATGAAAAAATCCGCAGTATGGGAAATGATAGAGAAAGAATCGGCAAAAGGATATCCCGGCTCCGCATGGAGGCCGGTATATCTCAATACAAGCTGGCTGATCTTACAGGGATCAGCCAAGGGAATATCGCCCGGATTGAGTCCGGGAAATACAGCACGGGCATCGACCTGTTATCAAAGATCGGAGACGCTCTAGGTTATGAGCTTGATTTTGTCCGGCATGATACCAGTCTCTAAAATTGTCCTATTTGTCGCATACTAAAAGTATAACGCCCGTGTTTTTTCTGACACGGGCGTGTTTTATTGGTCTATTTGTCTTATAAGTATCAAAAGCCTTTTCCTTTTTGTCTCATAAATATCCGGTATTCGCCTTTATCTAAATTGTCTATCCTAAAATCAACCTTGGCTCCATCTGGAACAAACGACGGGACATGCCCCGCTAGCTTTTTTATTATTTCGTCAATGTTATTATATCCTATATCCGTAAATGAGAATATCTCCTTGCCTTGATATATGACACTGCCTTTAATCATCTGTCTAAAAGATATTTTCATCTGATCATCAGGGTAATATTTCACAGGATCCTCATATACCATTTCTTCCTTTTTTTGGTTAAATACAAAATCAATAACCTTATTGTTTATCTCAGAGACTATAGAGTAATCCGGTCTTACATATATCTCTGTAGTCTTATGAGCGCTTGAATGATTCATGCAGAAAGCCACGTCATACATTGAGGCTTTTATATCGTTTCTCGCTATGGTTCCCCATGAATGCCGGAAATTATACATACATATAGCATTGAGACCGCCATGTTTGCAAATACGTTTCAATCCAGAGTTCATATTTGCGTTGAAAGAATCGTCATCACGATAGGTCTTATGGAAATTAAACAAAAACTCATCATCATCCGGTGTAAAGTATTTTTCCATGACAGGACGGAGAATATCCGGAACAATAATCTCCATATACGCCTTATCCCTTCTGAATTTTTGGGTCTTAGCCCTATTATAACAGAATGTCCAGCCTTTCAAATTGGACTTCTTTGCCCTAAAAAGGTCTACGGTATTAATTCCTGCCAAGCAAAAGACCATCAAGGCTACATCCCTAGCCAACTCTGGAAGTGATAATATCATCTTTGTCGGAGGTATGGGTGTCGCGAAAAACTCACGAACGAAGTCCGCATCCAAGGCCCTGTGATCGGGGGTGTCCGCATTGGGGATTTTTACCTTTAGCCAAGGATTAGTCTTGATCCTGATTATGCCCCTATCGTAATCGTTGAACTCATTTATTGCAGCTTTAAAAATCTGGCGAACATTAACAGGATACATTTCTTTCGCCCTTGCCGTTGGCAATAAGGTTTTTATCCAGTCATTTATGAATTTCGTGGTAAACCGGGAAAACATCAACTTGCTAGTTCCCGCAAATCTCTCAAGATGACAATAGGCCAACTCATAATTCTTGGCGTTACGGGCCATGCCTCTAACTGTTTCCATTTCCCGTTTATACTTTCTCGCATAATCAGAAAAACAGATATCCTCATCCGCTTTTTCCAGATATTCCACTAGGGTTTTTACATCCCATTGCGATATATCCTCTTTGTTCGCTCTCTCCACATATCGCATGATTACATCTGAACAGAAGGATACGACAAAAGGATCTTTCACCTCCCCCGTGCGAGTCAACCCTTTTTTATCAACCATTTTATCCATTTTTATATAAGAGGATTTACGGTTATGGGTTACTCTGATGTAAACAGGATAGAAGCCATCAGAACGCTGCTTTCTAACACAAATCTTAAAAGTTGCCATATATCAACACTTTATACATTAAATTTATGGTGTAAACACGGTGTAAACGCCATGTGCAAATATAGCAAACAAAGTGTAAACATCACATATCATTCAGATCATTTTACGCTAATAATGACATAAAAATATAAGGCTGATAAACAAGACTCAACCCGTCTATCAGCCTTATATATTGATATTTAAGACTTGCAGTTTTTAACAGCCTATCCTTCTATAGCTGCTTGCGCCGC